GAATGAAGTTGGCGATGGCGATGGCATCCTTCGGGTTCACGAAGACGCTCATGTCCATTTCGCCATCATCGATCTTGAAGCGGATCTGGTTGAACTCTTCGTCCACCTGAACCGTCAGTTCGTCGTTATAGTCCGCATCGACCCGCAGATAGGCTGATCCGGTCACGATCTGGTTAGCCATGCTTTGCCTTCCTTTGGTATGACCCTTTTCCCTTCTTGGGGCGCATGATCTTGGGTCTATTGTCCGCAGCCACAGGTGTCCCGGCGTTCCCCGCCCGGACCCCTAAGGCCCTTGCGACTGGGTTGGCCATTGGGTGTCCTTTCGCTTACTTCAGGAGAAGCTGGAGGTTCTTAATGAGGGCTTCGATATCATCAAGGTCAAACGAATAGTCCACGTCAGAGCGGCTCTCGCTGCCCACATAGACTCGGTTGAGTCGTCATCGCGCTTGAAGGTCAGGTCGTACTTGTAGCTATCCTCGATGGTGAACTCAGCGAGCGGCTGATCGACCGGCTTCGGGTCACGCAGAATAGTATTGGTAATGGGCATTGTATGTCCTTTCGTTCCTAGTCAGGCGCAAATTCGCTGGTAACTGCCAGCAAACGGCCAGTGTCGTGGTTGTACTCAATGGTATCCGCGAGGCCTACCAGGCCGGTCTCACGGCACTTAAGGACACGAATGTCCGACTGGTTCGCGGTGTCCTCGTCCTCGGACTGCTGGTCACGCTCAAGTGCCACCACGTTATCCGATAGCTGCTTAAGCGCCCCTGAGCCGCGAAGGTGACTGAGGGTCACTCGACCGCCTTCCTCATGGGCCTTACCTTCAGGCTGCTTAAGATGCACAATCCCAAGCACTCCGACCCCGGTCTCTTCGATAAGGGACCGCAAGTTGGTCATCAGCCTGTCGATATCTCTCCGTTCGCCCTCGGTGCTTGACTCCTGCCCCGATATCACAATCGAGATATGATCCAGCACGATGAAGTTCACGCCAAGGACTGAGCGCATATAGCGCATCTTCGAGAGCAGCCTTTCGCTCGCCAGTGACCCGAAGTGGTCGTAGAAGTACATTCCCTTCTCGATGACTTCCTTGATGGACTGTGCCCATTGGTCCTCCGACAGTAGGTCAGGGTTGGCCCTGAGGTTGCCCAGCTTGATATTGTTGTGGAGAGCGATGTAGGCCTGTGCGGTCTTCTCGACGTTCTCTTCGAGATAGATATTGCCTATCGAGAGACCGTGGTCCTGATGGAGGCCATAAGCCAACTCGCGGGCGAAGGTCGACTTGCCGATACCGGAGCCCGCGGTGAGGAGCGTTAGCTCACCCTCGCGCAGCCCTTCGAGCTTTTCGTTGAGCCTTGGGTACCTTGTGGCGTACCCTTTGACCGCAGCCTTCTTGAGGCGTTCTACGGTAAACTCTGCGCCGCTGATGATCCCATCAGGACGCCAAGGCTTCGCGTTCCAGAAGGCAGAGACCAATGGCCCCGCGCCGTCGTTTACAAGCACGTCAGAGGCGTCCTTGCGGCTTAGGGTCATAATGTACGCCTTGCCCGCCGGAAGGGCCTCAGCGGTCTCCTGAGCGGCTTTCTGCCCCGGCTCGTCCATGTCGAAACACAGAACGATCTTGTCGAAGCCATCGAGCCACTCGTAGGCGTTCTTGATGGCCTTTACGGCACTCTGCGCACCGTTGGGGAGGCTCACGACCGGCCACTTGCCATCGAAGGCCTCAGCCACAGAAAGGCAGTCTAGTTCCCCCTCAGTGATGACCACGGACTTGCCGCTCGACCATAGGTGCTGGCCAAAGAGGGGCATATCCTTGCCACCACCGATCACAGAGAACTTCTTGTCGGGCAGACGGAGCTTCTGAGCTACCAGTTCACCCTTGGTGTTCCGATAGTTGGCTATGTGGCACGGGTGGTCCCTGTAGACCCCGACCTGGTATCCGTACTTGCGACAGATATCCTCGTAGATCTTGCGCTTGGGGATATCCTTGTAGGAGGCCTCTAGGAACTCCTTCGGTTTATCCATTCTGTCACCCCCTGAGGGGGAACCTTCGCCTTGCGTTACGGCCTCACAGGCAAAGCAGTAGGTCGAGCCGTCATCATAGAGACTGTTGGCGTCCGACGAACCGCATTGGTCGCAGGGCATATGCTTGACGAAGGTTCCCATGTTACTCACTTCTTGGTCTTGGGCTGGTCAGCCTGAGGCTTCTTGGTGGGCTTGGCGGTGTTCTGCTTGTCCTTTCCGGGGCACCACGGGGCAGGCCAGTGGCGCGGGTGGATCGAGAGTTGAACTTTCTGCATTAAGCCCTCCTATGGCCAAGTGTATGTGGTTAGGCGCGGCTAAGCTCGTAGGTGCGGAAGTAGTAGAGGCTGTCTTCGGTCTCTTTACCGACCGGCCTGTCCGTCTCAACCTCGTAGCCATCGTAGGCATGGACTGTGTACTCACAGACGTTCCTGACCGTACCATAGCCGGTCTCGCCGGTATCTTCCGACTTGAAGAACACCCTATCGCCTACCTTGAAGACCGGACGACCTTCAGGTTTGACAGGCTCAAGGTCCGCGAAGAAGTCCAGTTGTACCGGACCTTCCTCGTCGGTTTCCTCTTCGGACATATCGCGGATCTCAGCGCCAACGTCAGCCAGCGTGTAGCCGTCCTTGGCGATGATGTAGCCGGTCTCCAGTTCGACGGCCTGGGCCGCGTCGATGATCTTGATTTCCATTACGCAGCCTCGATTTCGCTGGGGTAGCACAGGCTGCCCTCGAAGCCCTTGCTGGGCCTATAATTCGGATCGACCCCATCGAACTTGACGACATACAGGTAGGGAACGTCGGGGGTCTCATCGTCGCTCCAGTAGGCCCTGACCTCACCCTTGGTCCCCGCAGGGATGCCATAGACGTTCGGGCGAGCCGCGACCTTGTCACCGATATTGAAAGCCATTGTGTATCCTTTCGTTTGGAATTAGGCCGCAAGCTCGTAGCGAGCGTAGCGATGACCCTTGGCGTCCTGACGGATCTCCGTCTTGATGTTGTAGCCAGCCGCGCGCAGATCGTGGATAGCCGGGGCGAGACGCATGATGCCATAGGTGGCCAGAGCCTCCATCGGGCTGATGGTCTTGCGGTTCTTGAGGTGCCGGAGGACCGTCTGGTTCACCGGATGCGAGGCGCGGGAAGCGCGCGGGTTGACCTTTTCGTAGTGGCGGGACACGTACTTGTTCTCCAGCCAGCACTGGTTCTGCTCGGGACCCCAGCCGTTCTTCCAGTTGGCGACCTCAAGGGTCACGCCGCGCGCACCTACGCCGACCACCGTGGTCACGCGGCCCTCAGCGGACTTGATGAAGTCCCACGGCTGATCGGCATGGATGCGGACCTTGTCGCCCACTTCGTAGCGGTCGAAGTCCATCGGACCCTCCCAGCGACTATTGGACTTCGACTGGTCCTTGAGGACGATCTTGTCACCAGCGTTGAAATTAGCCATCTTTAAGCTCCTTTATCCATGCTTCGGGAATGACACCCCCATCAGCCCACTTGATGCCGTGGCTTTCAGCCCACATAGCGTAAGTAGTAGGTGATCCCTTGTAGATGGGGTTATTGGCTTTCTGGAACACGATCCGAAGATCAATGTCCGGGTTTTGCTCACGAACAAGGATTAGCTTCTGGCGTTCTTGAGCAGTCCTAAAGCGACCTTTGGCCTCAATGTAGATCTTGGCCTTCTTCGCCTTGTAGGGCACAGGGAAGTCAGGGGTGTACCTTGCTTTCCTTGCCGGAACCACATAGCTAATCTTCTCGCCTTCATAATCGAAATGCAGGCCAGCCCTTTCGAGCTGACCCGCAATGCGTTCCTCAAGATGAGACCTGTACCTGTTCTGATAGAGAACCGGCTTAGAGGTCGTAGTCTTCATCGGACCCGGCCTCACCGCCTTCTTCGCCAAAGCCTTCCGACTCGGCCTCATTGAAAGCGTCGTAGCCTTCTTCCTCATCGAAGCCTTCGAGGCTCGCGCCGCCAGCACGCTCGATGACCTGAACGGTCTCCAGTTGCAGGCTGATGCCTTTGTCGTACTGGAACACGTTGCAGCCGATCTTGATCTTCGAGCCGCCACGGACCGCAAGCTGCTTGAGGCGGTCGAGACTCGGCGGGTTACGCGGGTCGAACAGCGGGTGCTTCTTGGCGTCGATCACCAGCGGCAGGAAGTTGCTCTTGGCGTAGATCTGGCACTCGTTGCCGTCCTTGTCCGCCTTGATCGGCAGCTTCGGGTTCTTGATGCCATCCCACTCAAACTCGGCAGCAATTGCCTTAAGCTGCGCCTTGACCTTGGCGAAGTCCTTGGGAGCGAGTTCCAGGCGGGTGGTGTACTTGTTGGTAGCGTACGTACCCTCGGTATCCTTCGTGGTGATGTGCGGGAACACAGCCACGCCAACAGGGGAAACAAAGGTAATGCGTTTTGCCATTAGATGTCCTTGTAGGTGCTTTCGGTCAGCACTCTGTTGACAAGCTCATCGATGATGACGCCTTTCTCTTCGAGGGCGACCATTAGGTCCAACGGGATGGGGTTGTCGCGCTCGATGATCTTCGTGGTAATCTCGATAAGCCGCTCAAGCGAACGCATAGTCAGCCTCCATGATTTCGTTGGGGTTGTAGGAGCCATAATCGGGCAGATTGTCCACCCTATGGCCATTCGTTTGCACTTGTTCCAGCGTTTCCGCACGGATATCCGCCAGAACGTCTCGGTCATACAGCCACACAAAGGCTTCCTTGATGATCTCTCGGAACTTGGTGGCCCTATTCGGAAGACAGCCGAAGCTATCGTGGACGAGGGCAACGCTATGGATACCCTCGGTATTGCAGCGACGGACGACCTCCATCAGGTGGCAGGCGTCCATCGAGTGGACAAAGCCGGGCGCTACAGCATTGGAAGCGCGAATCTTGTCGATCCCCTTAGTCTCCTCCTGCATCCGAACGTCAGAGCGGATCTTAACGCCACGGTCATGCAGGAACAGGGTCACTTGCTTGCTGACGTACTCCGGGTACCGAAGGACGACAGGCAGGCCAAGGGGCGTATGCCACACAAGGGGCTTGCCCTCATGGGCCGTTGCGCGGGCGCAGGACTGGAGGAAGTGCATAGCCTCCGCAGGCCTCCGAACGACCATTTCAATGGCCATGTGTATCTTTTCGGCCAAATATTTGGACGCAAAGTAGCCGGGGGTCGCCTCGCCCTCAATGGAGTACGGATGGTTCTCCAGCTTGCCCTCAAGGACCTTGAAGGCCAGAGGGGCCATCGTGTCATCGAGGTGCTGCTGGCGCATGCCGAACTTGCCACTGGAGTAGCTGTAGGTCATCACGTTACGCTTGACCAAGCTACGGGTGATCCCGTTCTTGAGGCAAACCTGAGCTACATTGCGAAGCTCATCGTTGGCCAGGTCGGCCTTAATGAGACGCTCAGCCAACTCAGCGACCGTCAGGTACACGTCGCCCGGCTTATCGACCTTCACAAGGTTGACCAGCTTTGCGGTGTCCTCGCAGCGCGTCATGGCCGCAAGGTGCTGAAGGCCTGAACAGGTCCCATCGAAGCTCACCGGGATATGGCACTCGGTCTCAGGCGAGACAAGCGCATGGCAAGCAGCGAGGAACAGGAACGGCGAGTCAGCCTCGGTCCACCAAAGGTCTTCCTTGGGGTCAATCATCATGCAACGGATGCGCTGCATATTGTCATCTACCCACTTTACGCGCTCATCGAAAGGCTTCTTGGAAACCTTATCGAAGTCACCGCAGTTTGCCACATGGACCTTGAGCCAGTACAGGCCCTCGGAGGTCAGAGGCTCACCCTCAGCGAACTGGAAGAGCGCACGGATATAGTCGGACCTCTGGAAGTTGAAGTGCGGGATGAAGTACACGCGGCCCCGATAGTCGAGGTTCGCGGGGGTCCAGAAGGTCTGATCCCCGATGTAATCCACCGTGGCAAGGTCGCGGGCCATCTGGAGGCCATCACAGACCGCCACACGGTTAGCAGCAGCCACGTCGGTCGCCTTCTTCTTCCACACGCGGCGCTCAGCGTCCGTCATGTCCTCCCAAGGCTTCTCACGGGCCGGAGGGTCCATGTGACGCCGGGGAACACCGTCGACCTCGATCCGCTCCTCGACGGCCCACTTGAGCATATCGCGGATGAACGGATTGATCTGCCATGCGGTGTTCTGGATCCCATTCACGGCCTCAAGGACCGGGGCCATGAGGCCTTCCTTGATAGCCTGACGAATGGTGTTCTGGAGGACATTGTCCTTGGTCTTGCGGACCATGTAATGCCGATAGCCGTCGATGATGCACGTATTGTCGACCCAAGGCTCCGGTTGCTGGAACACAGGGAGCATCACAGGATGGGTAGCCATGAGCCTGTCGATGATATCACCGGCAATATTCAGGGCCTCCTCAGTGATGGTCATGTGGGGATAAGGCTCCATCACACGAACAAACACAGGGGAGTTGATGCAGATATCGAAGAGCCACCCGCCGATCTTGAGGGACTTCTTGCTGTCCCAAGCGGCAAGGCTCTTAATGCCAGTGCGCTGAAAGGCAGACCTGAAGGCAGTCTTCCGGTGGGACACAGAGTTATGGCGCTTCATAATCGCCTGAGTGATCCTGCCGATCTCCTTCTGACGCTTTTTGTCGCCTTCAGTCCGATCCTTGATGTAGGCAGCGAAGACCTCAGCCTCAGCCGTGCGGGCCAGCATATAGATCGTTTCGTGCTGCTTGTGTTCCCTTCCTACCGACGTAAGGCCCGTTTGGAGGCAAATCAAGGCAATGACCTCAGGATTGAGCATCGAGAGGTCCTCAGGAACCTTAAGTGTCCTTACGTATTCAGTGGTATCCTTAATGTACCGCTGAACGATGGCTATACCACCATCGGTGGCCCCCAAACCCGCCTGCTTGGCGGTGCGCTCGGTCTGCTTGGCGATGCGCTCAGCGGTGAGAGTTTGAACATCGAGGTTCATGTCGATCCTTTCGGTCGCCCTTTTGGGGAGGTAGACGGAAATTAGTGTGTTTTAGGTGGCTAACTGTTTGTATCTCTTCAAGAAAACACCCTTCAACCCTATGGCCATTTGGGTGTTTCCGGGGGAGGAGCCTTCTAGCAGACTCACGGCCCCTCAGCAAGCTCGATCCACGAATTGTCCACAGGCAGTTCCGCGCTGTCCCCCTCGTTACGGAGTGAAGGCGCAGAGATATCAGCGACGTAGGAGCGCCTGCAAATCCTTGCACCCCGGTTCGATTCCGGGCGAGGCCTCCAAGATTTCTCAGGTTTTCCAAGGGCTTGCCTCTCAGGGGTCTGACACAAGACAGCCTCTTCGATAGCCCTATTCCCCTCAATGTCCCCCACCACCCGCAGGGCCTCAGAGGCCTTCACAAGGTCCTCCGACTCGATGCTAGTATAGCCTAGCGTGGTCTTGATGTTCCTGTGGCCAAGGTAACGCTGCATGGTGAACGCATGGACCCCTGCCTTAGCCAGGCGGGTCGCAGCCGTATGCCTCAGTTTATGCAGGGTTTTCCGCTCGTCCACACCGGCCCGCTTGCAGGCCTCCTTGAGGCACCTGAGCAGGCTCCGGTAGGTAGGCAGCCCACGGGTCAAAAGGTCCCGCAGAGCGGCCTCCAGAGGAGCGCTAATAGGCACCGTGCGGCTGTCCCCGGTCTTGGTCCCCCCGGTCCAGTCCCCCACCAATATAAACCCATTCGTTACCATTTCGGGCTTGAGGCGCAGAAGCTCGCCCACGCGCAGGCCAGTCTGAGACAGGATGCGGACCACCAGCGCATGGTCCAGATGACCATACTCGATCAGTTTGGCGCACACGGCGCGCTCGTCCTCGATGCTGAAATGGCGCTTGGGGGCCTCGGTCGTCTTGAGCCAAGGGATGGAAGGCATGGCGACCAGATGGCCCCGCTTGTGCGCCCACCGCAGCGCATGGCTGATGGCAGACAGATATCGATGCAGGGTCTTGGGGTCCCTCACAGGCCGAAAGCGACGATCAGTCGGCTTCATGTTCATCAGGTCCCGCTTGAGTTGGTCAAGGGCCTCCGTGGTCACTTGGTCGAGCGGCAGGCTGTCGCCTAGCAGGGACACGCAGACCTCAAGCCTGCGGGCCTGCTGATGGGTCTTGCATCCCTCCCAAATGGTCCCCGCCTGGCCCAAGAGCCACCCAAGGGTCTGCCGTCCGTTGCTCTTGGCCACGGTCGTGGGGCTGTAGCCCGCCATTAGCTGGCTATTGGCCACCCTCGCGACCTCGTAGCTCGGATACTTGATGCGGGTCCTGTGGCCCATGCGGACCACCTCGACCACCCATTGACCAGTGAGTTTGCCCTTGCGGCGCTCGGCGTAGACAGACATGGAGCTAACCCTTGAAGATTGAGGCGAGTAGGAAGAGGAACAGCAGGATCATAGCAGGAGCCGCCCTTGCTGGTAGCCTCAGGACACGAATGACGATCACCGGCAACGCAATGATGACCATGGTCGACGCCACGGCCTCAAGGGCTGCCTTGATCTGATGCGAAGAGCCTCTGGCCATCACTTGATCCTGTTGATGACCTTGAGGACGCTAGTCATCAATGCGCGCCCCCGTGGAGTCAGAAAGGCCCTCTTGCGTCTCAGGTCCAAGGGATCATTGGCCATGTCGATCAGGTCAAAGCCACTATCCTCGCCTCTGTTGCGCCTCTCATGCTTTGCCAGAGCCAGCATGATGCGGGACATGATGGGCTGGATGGTGTCGAGGTCCTCCATGTAATCCGTGGAGCCGCCTCCGGGCTTGAGCGCGACCAAGAGGAAACCCATTGCGTAGCTCATGGGGATCGTCGGGCTTTCCTTGCGAAACAGGCGCATCACATCGAGCAACGCCCTGATAGCCTTGGCGTCCTCGTCTGCTGGCGGTGCAAAGCGGGTATCCGTCTTGGTAGCGTTCATGGGTCTATCCCCTACACCAGAAGCTCGACCGTGAAGCGTTCTTCAAGGTCTTGGAGTAGGGCCTCGGTGCATTGGTCGACGCTGATATGTCTGGCCCCATAGGACATATAGCCTACTTTCATGCTCAACACAAACACGCATGAATTGACAGACGATCCGTAGATGGTGAAGCCCTTGCGGGTCGCCTTGAGCGTAACCTTGTCTTTCATTTGCTGACCTGTGGATGCTTAGAGTGAGGCGGGAGGGACGAAAGCCCCCGCGTGGGGGCCAATGAACCCCCTACGCAAACCCCATCCCATCAAACAGCGGCCCCGGCGCTTGAGGCCTCGCTTTCCATTGGAACGCATGGTGAACCTCCTGTGGCAACAGTGCCATAAATAAGGGGCGGGAGAGCGTCAAGCCTAAAACCTGGCCCTCCCTCCCTCAGGCCTCGATCAGGCCTTGCGCCACACGCGGACACCGGCCACGCCGTTCTCGGTCAGAGCGCGGCAGATGAACTTGCGGCCCTCCAGCCGCTTGGCGGTCTTGACGCAGGCCGTGTTGAAGGTCGCCAGCTTGCCGCCGGACACGAAGAAGCTCTGGCCCACGGCCAAGAGGTCCCACGGATACTTGGGAGCGCGGACGCTCTCTGGCAGCGGCACGTCCGTATCGATCTTGATGGAGCCGGTGGAGGCGATGGGGGCCTTGAGGGCCTCGGGGGAGACAGCCGCGTTCATGGTGTTGTCCTCTTCGTTGGAGATTTCGGTAGCGGAACGGATGGTGTCGATCAGAGCCATTTGGATAGTCCTTTCGTGGGCTTTAGGCGGCCAGTGAAGCCGAGAGTGAACGATAGCGGGCCAGAGCCTCGCGGGCGGCGTGTTGGGCCTCTGTGGCGGTCCTATAGGCCTCTTTGGTCCCTTGGTACGTCACGCCGTCCAGCGTGATGGTCCAGAACCACGGGCCCCGCGTGTTGGTCAGGTGGATCGATGAAGCCACGGCTTAAAGCTCCTCCATTTCGACGCCGTAGATCAGCGCCACGTTCAGGTATTGCTTCATCTGCCGGGAGGCTTCCTCGCGGGTCGAATAGACCCTCGAATAGGTCTCCGCTCCATCGGTCCACAGCAGGCGAAGCTGGTAGAGTTTGCGACGATTGGCCATTGATAGCACTCCTAGCTGTAGGGGGTCAAGTGTTTGCTTTGAGTGACACAAGGTCACGCTGTTCGACCAGCGTAGCCGTGCGCTTGATGAAGATGGTCTGAAAGTGGCCCCTTTGGGTCGTCTTAGGGTCGACCTTGTAGCGCCTCAGCCGGTAGCCACAGGATTGCAGCACCGTACGTTGCGCTTTCGTGTTGAACCACAGGCGTATCCCGGCGAGGGTCGACGCTCCGCATACATGGGCCTTAGTGAGCTTAAGGCCGTCGTGGCGCGGGTTCGGGTGACGTGAAGGGTCCTGAGCGCGTCCCTTGTATCGAACGTCAAACCCCATGTATCCCATGCCGCCCCCTGTCCAAGGGCCTTGGCCTTCCGGGTTCTCAATGCGCCACACGTACATAACAGAGGCTCCTAATGGTCAAGTGTTTGGGAAAGGCGCAAGCCTTTGGCCTTGCTTTTAGGCCACGTCAAGGGACGGGATCAGGTCCTTAACGTCCGCATTGGCGTAACAGACAGCGAGCGCAAAGCCTCGCGGGGCTGCCGACCAAATGTTCTTGGTCTTCAAGCTCTTGCCCCCAAGCTTGGCCCATGCGGGCGAACCTGACGTTTCGGAACCATCGGCGCGCTTGTAGGTGATCCTCACAGGGTCAACAGGGCGCTTGGGCGGCATGACAAAGCCTCGTCCTGTCCACAGGCAAGTGTGCTTGGTATATGCGTCTTGCACCGGGATATATTCAGGCCATGTGGGATGCACTTCGCCCGCCTTGAGATAGCCTCCATATTCGCAGGGATCAAAGCGGTGATCCGGCTTGCGCCACAAGCGGCTAAGCGCGCCGTTCGGGTTCTCGATGCAATAGGGGGACTTCAAGGCAATGGCCGTGAGAGCCACAGATTGGGCCATATTAGCGGCCCTGTCCTGAAAATAAGGATCGGCCTTGCGCTTGGCCTCCCAATGCCGCGCCCCGCTTGCCGCAAGGTCCGTGCAGGGCGGGAAACCAAAGGTCATTGCGACCTGTCCCTTGAGTTTGTAGAGCCACGCGGGCAGCGGCTTTGTGGCGTCCCAAGGCTCCAGAATGATGCGCCCCAAGCCATGCAAGCGGACTTCCTGCGCTTTGTGCTGGATATCAAAGCAATAGCAAGTGTAGCCCATCGCGGCCCAAGGCTTCACAGCCTCGCCCGTATAGTCAAAGAAGGAAAGCACGATATTGCGCATTGTCATTCCCCTAGATCATTCAGCGGCCACAAGCTGGCCATTCGTATGCACCTTGGCTAAGCGGCTCTTGAGCGCGCCATGCGCCACAATGACGATATCAGCCTTGGCCTTGCTGCTAAGTCCGCCACAAGCATGGCAAGCGGCGCAATTGGTTTTCACGCC